CTATTAATTAACTCATCCATTCCAACTTTAGCTTTGATTTCTGCATTAGTTAACGCATTTCTCGCATCTTGTGCTGGATCTTCTGGTCCATTTTCAGCTACACTAGCTGGTTCATATCCAGCTAATTGGTTTGCTGTAGTGAGTGTTCCTGTATTAATATTAGCCGCAGAAGCTAATCCTGAATTAACAGACAATGCTGTACTATTTTTAGTTGCAAAGTCTAATGTTTTATCAACCAAATCTTTTTGGAAGTCACCGGCCTCTTTAGTACCAAACGTTCCTGCGTTGACGGCTGACGCCGTTTTTGCATAATCCTGACCAGTACCTTGAAGTGCTAGAGCTTTTTGGAAAGGCCCGGAAACAAAACCTTGTGTTATCTGTTGAGCCATGGCGGCGGCGGAGTCGGCGCCGCCTGTTCTTTGTGCAACTTGAACTGCGTTTTGCGCACTATCTATTTGCTTTTTTATAGCGTCCTTTTCAGCTTGAGTCTTTGCTGCGTCCATTTCTTTGTGTTTTTTAGCAAGAAATAGCTGGAATTGTATATTAGCCATCGACGCGGCTTGAGTTTTCTTCTCTTGTTCTACAGATTCTCCGGTAGCTGCGGACATCTCATTTAAATTTTTGATGTATGCAAGGGATGCACCTTGCAGACCACCGGTAGTCTTACTCAAATCTCGCAACGAAACACCACCTTCAGACATTAAGGTGTTGTAGTCAGCCTGAGCCTGCATTAGTTCGTCTACGCCATATCCCAATCTTTGAAATTGATTTCTAACCTTTTCGGTTACATGAACCTGTTCTGCAAACTTCTTAGTAGAATCGGCGGCTCCATTACCTAATGCATTGAAGGAATTACCCATGCTTTGCATAGGTTTGAGCATTTTTTGAAAATCACCTGAGGCTAAACCAGCATTATTAGCCATCTTTTGTAATTCATTAGTAGTAAAGGCGTTTGCTGCACCTAACCTACTAACACCGTCTGAGAACTTTAATAAGCTGTCAGTCTGATGGGTAGCCGCGCTTACTACCTTAGTGAATGCTGCTGCTGCTAGTCCTGCTACAACGCCTAACCCACCTAAGCTCTTTCCCGCCAGAAGGGCTGCTTCACCGAACCCATCTATAGCAGCAGTATACTTTTTTAGTTCCCCACTACCGGTAAGAAGTGCTTTTGCAAAATTACCAGCAGCAGCATCTAATGCAGTAAATGCTTTATTAGTATTGCTTACTTTATCAGCAGCGGCTTGAGAAGAGTTCTTAAGATTATCCAGCGCTGGTGTGGCATTTCGACCAATAGAATCTGATAACTCTTTAAGCTGTGCGCTTAGCTCTGCTGCGATTTCTGGATCCATAGTCGATTCCGTTAAATTAAATAATTGGGTTTTTTGACCACTAAATATACGTATGTATTTAGTGTTAACTAAAAACCGAAAATTATGAGGAAATTATGAACAATAACCCGCTAAGACAGTACTTCAGAAGACCTGCTGTTTACCTAAAACTCCCCTCAGGAACCACAAGCTACTCAGAGGACGTGATAAACATTCCAGTAACCGGCGAATTACCAATCTATCCGATGACTGCTATTGATGAAATTACAGCCAGAACTCCGGATTCGTTGTTTAACGGTACTGCAATTGCTGAATTAATAAAAAGCTGTGTACCTGACATCAAAGATCCATGGGCTATTAGTAGCAGTGATTTAGATGCTATCCTCATCGCAATTAAGTCTGCTTCCAACGGTGATCAATTGGACATAGATTCGATCTGTCCAAAATGTAACGAACTTTCTCCGTACGGCATCAGCTTAGTTGGTATATTGTCTACCCTTAAGGCAGGGGATTACAATAAGGAATTTGAAGTAGGTGATCTAAAAATTAAGTTTAGACCGTTGGTTTATAAAGAAATGAATGAAGCTTCTATAGCTCAGTTTGAAATGCAAAAACTGTTTGCCTCTATGGAAAATATGTCAGAAGAGGAAAAAAATAAAATAGGTGGTGATGCACTTGAACGGGTAACGTTGTTGACTATGAAATTATTAAGTTTAGGTATTGAATATATAGAAACACCAGAAATCAAGGTACAAGAAAATGAGTTTATTCTAGATTTTCTCAAGAACTGTGATCGAAATACTTTTACTTCTATTAGAGACTACGCTACAGAACTTAAGAAAAGTTCCACACCACAGCCATTAAAGATAAAATGTGATAGCTGCGGACACGAATACGAGCAAGATTTCTCATTGAACCCTTCTGATTTTTTCGGCTAAAGCTTCTACGCTCTAAACCCGAAGAGATTCAGAAGCTACTAGATGAGTATGAAAAAGACGTAGCGGGTATACGCAAATCTGCACTTACTATGGCATGGTACATGCGCGGTGGCGCTTCATATGAGGACATCCTCAACATGTCTATAGAGGAAAGAAAGGCTATCAACGATATAATTGATAGCAACCTAGAAACTACAAAGAAATCCCAGCTACCATTCTTCTAACCGACATAGAGAGAACTATTCATTTAATTCTCTCTATTTCCATATCTACTTAGGTTAGAGTATCTTTTAGAGTTGTCCTTACGGACAACTTATATCTCACTACGTTCGATATATTCTTTTTAATTGTCTTAAAGAATACTCTCTAGGAGTTATACATGCCGGATTGGAAGCCATGGTAGTGCTATTCAGCACTACCAATGGTATTAGGGGCCATGCCATGGACCTTCCACCGTTGCTGTCTATCCCCCGTCAATCTAGCGTTTGTTGCTGATTGACGCTACCGGTTGCACTGTAAAGTTTGCTAGGGCTGTAGTGAAGCTGACCACCCCTTAGGGGAAGTTCTTCTGCAACGCATGTTCTACACCTTCAAGACAGAATAGACGTGTAGACTCATTCAGGGTTCGCATTCTACCAAGCGAGAGCCCTGTCGGTATTCCCGAACATCATGGATTCCATGATGCTCAGCAGACTCCAGATCCGCGCCATGATATCTCGCATGTCGCTCAAGGAGAGTCGAGGTACCCCGACCAAACGCCAATATAGGGTTCTGTGATTTTTTAGATTTGAATGGAGATAATGTTGTCGGACGTGGTGTCGGGTGAGCCAGAAGAATTATTTGTAGATGAGCCTGAATATGCTTTAAGAAGGTCTTTGTTGAGTTTAAAAAAGTTATCGAATTCTATGAACACCCAATCGCCGTGTTTAGCTGAGGTGTAAAGAATGAAGTTGTCAGTAACCCACGTGTACTTTGTTTGAACGGCGACAAAGCGTCCTTTTCTATTAATCTTAAACATCAATATGTTTAGATTGTCAGGGTCAGATACTTCCATTAACTGATCTAACCAAGACTCGACCACTTTGCAATCACCTGAGAGCAAAAGATGAAAAGGGAAAGTAGCATAGCTCTTGCATTCAGAGTTAAAATTTACCCAATCATCAGGCGCAATTATGTCTCCTTTGAAAGACTTAGTTTGATTTGCATCAAGTATGTTTTTGCGATGAGAATTAGATCGTCCGATATACGCGCCTGAATTGGGAACACGCACAAATGAAGCGGAATACAACGCTGACAAGAAGGCCGCGACCTCCCGCTCAAATGAACTTCCTTTTGCTTTAGATTTAGAAGGCATATGATATTTATTGTCTATATACGGTTGTTTTTATTTTTACACTTATCTCCGTGATATTTCACAAAGTTGTGTCTAGCGCAGGTTTTACTGCAATGTTCACACGTCATGGGCGGAGATGTTTTGCCATACCTTGGACTATGTTCTCCGATTTTGCCGAACATAGGATTGTTGTGGCCTGAAAGCTTTTCTGATCGTTTTCGTTTAGACTCGTCAGTGTGTTTTTTACCGAGATGGGATCTTCTAACACGGTCCGCTATTGCAGGGTCTTTCATCGGATTGTTATCTCCGGATATATCATCTCGCTTCTGTCCAAACATGTGATTTCCGAAACCTTTCCTCTGCTCACTCAACTTTGGGTTAGTAACATCGGTTTTGGCAATGCTTATGTTTTCTTTGTGAGAATCTGTTAACTTAAATCCCGGTAATCTACCTCCTCCGTCACTGGTTTCTGGTCTTAAATTAGCCCATGTTTTCTTTCCGTTGGCATCTTTTTCTTCAACCACGTTCCATAAATTACTATAATACAATCCCCGCTCTTTTAATTCTTTAGTTGTTTTGCATTCTGCTAGTATCTCAGTCGTAACATCATATCCGTGAGTTTTAATATGATCTTTCCAATAGTCACCTGAGCCTTTATATTTGTGCGGGTCTTTGGCTGTTGTTTTACCTAGGTATTTAAGACCGGTTATGTTGTGGGTCTTTTTATATAGATAAATATTCATTGCTGATTGCTCCTTCTAGCATTAGAGTGAGTGGGGATTCGTACTCCCGCGACTCACATCTATTTATCATTCTTGTTCAGCATCATTTCGATAGGTTGTAAAACCATTCTCTTTCACAACCTTAAGTACGCTAGGTACTCGACCCGCAAGTTCTTCGCGGTGAGAGACTAACCAGATTGACTTGCCGCGTCTTCTAGACAGGTCCTTAAGAATTGCCATTGCGTTCTCGACACCTATAGTATCAAGTCCAGAATCTATCAATTCGTCAATGAACACGGTATTGATGGGATGATATAGATTTTCCCAAACGTCTCTGAACGCAAACGACAGTCCTAATATCAATCGGTTCCGCTCGCCACGTGACAAATTATCAAAATCTAGTTCACGTCCGAGTTCAGTAATTTCAACCGAAAGATCATTCTTAAACACTACTGTATGCGGCAAGCCAATCTTGTCTAGATAGTTCGTAAGTCTAGCATTAAGATATGATAGATTTTGATCTATAATCTTCTTTCTAACAAACGAGTCTTTACTAGTTAGAAGGTCTACTAGAAACTTGTAGTGATCTCCTAATTTTGAAAGCTCATTTATTTTGTCAAAACTTATAACTTGCAGAGCCTTCTTTTCCATATCATCAATTTGCTCACTGTATGGATCAGCTTCAGCTACTTTGTTTTCGATTTGCTGAAGTAAGTTGGCAACTGTGCTACGATGTTCAATCGCTTCGGCTTCAGTATCATAGTGTGTGATAGGCGCAGGACCAACAATCACACCAGAATGCTCCACTAATTGTTCAGCATATGGATCAGTTTCTGCCTGCTTTGAGTTAATTTGATTCTGAATGTTCTCAAGTTCTGAACTATGCTTGATAGCCGCAGTTTGTGTTTTGTAATAAGTAGTAGGAACCGCGCCCAAAACAAACAAAGAATTTTTATTTTTTTCTAACTCAGTTTGGGTTTGGGCAAGATCAGATTGTGCAGTAGACAATAAGGCACGCTTGCTAGATAGGACCTCAACATGACCGTCATCATGGAAATCTTGTCCACACGCATAACATCTGTTTTCCTCAAGAGTCTTAACCTCGCTTATCAGTTTTTCAACCGATAAACGTTCTTTTTTGAGTGTAGATTCTAAAGAGGCAATCGTTTTATTTACAGAGTCTAGTTCGATTTTTCTACGATTGTATTCTACCAAATCAATATGAGCCTGTAGCTCAGCTTCAATATCGATGTGGCTCAACTTGTCATAGGTAATTTGTAAATCAGCAATATCTTTGTCGCGCTTTTGCTTCCAGGCGATCTGCCGAGCCAATATAGCTTCATACTGCTCTTGCTTTTTCTTGTTGCTATTGTATGTTGTTAGCTCTTTGTGTGCTTGGAGTTCAGCCTCGATATCAATTTTGCTGAGTTCATCATAATCAAGCGCTAACCTAGCCAAATCGTCGTCATGTTTGGCTTGCCACAGGCGCTGTCTGCGCTTAAGACCGTCAAGCTGTTCCTGAACACGCTTGTTAGCTTCCTCAATAGCTTTGACCTTATACT